GAATCAACTCTGGATAACCTGGACAAGCCATGAGGTTGAATGCGAAGCTTGATTCACGAACAGTTTCACTACCGTCAATTGCGCCCTTCAATGCCTTGAGCACCATTGCGCGTTGCGCGCCAGCACCGGCAAACATTGAGCCATCGTTCTTCAGGCCAGATGCTGAGATCCAAGAATCTTTAACGCCTGGTAACACGTCATCAGGGAAGCGAGTGTCATTGAAGTAGTTGGCGACGAAACGCTTAACGTTGAATCCACTGCGTCTGGTGTTGAACAACAGCATTCCGCGTGGGTACAAACGGTAGTCCGGAGCATCTAAATCAAGGTAATCACTCTCAAGTAACGATTCGATGGTCGGGTAAACATCACCGATCGGATCTGCTGTGCCATCTGACGACCAACGTGCGTCAGCAAAGATGATACCATCTTGACTGACTTGGTCAGTAGTGTCGATTGCTTCCCACTTGCCTGCAGCGTAACGATACAGTTTAGGGAAGTTTTCAAGTTCACCAGAATCAAGCCACAGGTCACCAGATACAAGAGCTGTGCCATCAGACTGTGTCGTTGGCTTTGAGGCCGAAACAATAACACCATCTGGATCTGTCAACGACAAATCATGACCACGAGCATCGTTGGCTTCGTTCTTGTAACCTTTCCAACCAGTAGTAGTGTTGATCATGATGTCAACGTCGGCTGGCGAGTTGTAGTACCACAATGTACCATCATCTGGCGGCAGGAATGGATCTTCATCAGTGTAGGTGTACACGAAATCATCAAAGTTCGAAACAACTAAGCTACTAGTGTCGACATCGTAGCTGAAATCTGGGTTGGTTGACACAAAGCCAATTTGTGCTAGCGAGCCAGCGTTAATGTCCTCTAATTGAATCACGCCGCCCAACAAGTGAGTGATCGTAATCTTTCTAGTCACTGAGTCCCAAGATGCTTCGACTTCAGGGATATCAGCAGCTGATATCGCAGTAGCAAAGAAATCAGGTGTTGGTGCATTGATGACCGGGATCGTCTCTTCGGTGAAGGTAACTGAGTCGAATGTAGAGTAACGTAGTTTGATTTGGAAACTAGTTAGTGCCCCACCAACTTGGATCGCATCACCGGTAGCAGAAACTTTACCAGTGGCAGTTCTGACTAACGGGTGATAAACCACACCGCCGTCTTCAATTTTGCAGATGACCGCAACACTGTCTGCTGGTATCCCCGCGCCGCCACCTGCACCGCTTGGGTCCATAATCTTGATTGCGTCAAGATCACTCTTAGCCAGCGACACTGTCTTAGCAGGCCATTCGTTAACTTCAGCGTTATACTTTCTGAATCGAAGATCAGCACCAGCACCAGCAAGAGATGCCTTGATCCACAGGCTGCCAACCGGACGCGGATCAGATCCAGTAGGTAACCAAGAAGGATTCTCAGTTGACTTATTGATGACTGTTAGTGGTCTGCTGTAAGTACCTGCAGTAATACCCACCGCAGTTAAAATAGTGCCAGTACCGTCAGAGATAGCAATCTTGCCGTCAGCATCTGTACCGTTGCTCTCTGCTGCAGATGTTGCGGTTAGCACTAAGGTGTTGCCAACGTTTCTTGCTTCGACGCCGTCAATAGCCGCAGTGTTAATGTCTGTAACTAGATCATTCAATGTAGTGCTAGATGCAGTAACAGTGGTGCCGTTAATGACGATTGTTTGAGCTGCAGTGATTGTAGGGCTGATCACAGTGCCCTTAATTGTCGGGATAGATGCTTGCCATTCTTGACCACCGACTTTAACCCAAGTGTTGTCCCAATCTTTATAGTACAAGCGGTTGTCATTCGTAGTTAATACAATTGCATAAGTATTCTTCTGACCAAAAGAAGCCAAAGGAACATCACTATTGTCTAGTTTAGCCGGATCAGTAATTGGGGTGACCTCGACTGGTTGGAAAGAATACTTGCCCGCAGCACTCTTTGTCCACTTATACACACCAAACGAAGAGTCAGTGTAATCGAACCAGAATGTCCCGTCTACTGCATTTTTACGAGGACGAACTTCAGAACCGACTAGTTGGTTCGTGTCAATATCTGCACGAATCAAAAATGCGCGGCTAGTAATACCTAGTGCGCTATACGCTGCCATCAAACCGTATTCATTCAACTCGTGCCCGTGGATTGGTGTGCCAGCGGATGTTTGATAGAATGTTGGTGATCCAAATGCAGAAATCAATTCTCTCTGACTTGTGACTGCTTGGAGCTTGCCAGCCATCTCTTTAAGAGTGCCACTTGCAACAACGCCGTTTGCTACTTTGTTCTCTGCAGACGCAAATAGAATCAACGGCACTGTGCCGACTGCTGTTGGCAGATATTGACTATCGTCTGTTACTGTGACCTCAAGGCCCGGACTTGTTAACGCCATTATGTTTCTCCTGATAAATTATTACTTCACCGACATACTGTCGATGGTATGTAGATATTTACCACTTGCTGGCAAATTCTCCACGGTTGATAGCAGAATCTTGCCCTATAGTAGGGCAAACGTGTAAATACAACATGGGATCTACTAGAAAAACATGTCCGGCATGTAAGACTCGGCTAGTAGCAATAGCGTATCACCGTGGGGAGAAGACCTACTACCGTAGTCGCTGCGACTGGTGCATACGGCACAACAAGAAGGAAGTGCCTACGGTATCAGCGTGGGTTAAGACAGGGTATACGAAGAAACCGCACTGTGAGCGGTGTGGGTTTGTAGCGAAGCATCGAGACCAGTTACTGGTGGCTTACTTAGACGGCGATTTGACGAACGGAGATGTGTATAATCTGAAGACGATCTGCCAGAACTGCAAGGTAGCAATCAAGCATGAGCGCCTATCGTGGCGCCACGAAGAGTGACATCATCTTGTCGACCTCTTGATGCAGAGCAGACAGTGTTGACTCGTTGTTGATGACCATGTCGAACGGCGAGCTAGCCCAGTCGTACTCTGACGGGTGGATGTCAGGCCGTAGTAATAAAGTCTTACGTCCTTCTACCGTCTTTGCCATCTCGAACCATTCAGGGTCGGGCCCACGCTTCACCCTAATCAGCACAGCACCTGCACTGTTCATCGCAGCGATCTCATTCTGAAACCTAGCATCTGTAACTACGATGTGGGTGTTGAGCTGGCGGATCTTATTCTCAAGGGATGCGATCCAGATTTCATCGTGGAAATGGTTGCGGCACAGGTTGGTGCCGAAGTTCTGCATCATCCATCTAGGTGTCAGGTTAGGTATGTTAAGGCGCTCTGACCACCATGGATCAACCTGATCGCGCCATTTCCTGGACTCAGCAGTTGTTCCATCTAACAGTACCCGATCCCACCCGAAGATGCAAGACAGGGCGTCCTTGAGATGGCCTGCGAATGATAGTTTGGTGAACCCGTACTTCTCCACCAGATGTGCTGCAACTGTGTCCTTACCAGAATTTATCAGACCGCTAACAGATATTATCATTCTTATCTTTCATTTTACATTTATTTGTAAGAACATAGGACCTTCGTGATATTTAGCCGGCAGTGTAGACGTTAAAAGTTTTCAAAGAGTGCAGTCGAGTACCAGATCCACCCAGAAGGACCACCGAAACAGTCTTTGCCAAAGCCTAAGTTGTTTGCCTCAAACAAATAGCATTGGTCTGAATCATTTATTAGTTCACCGGCTTTCAACTTACGCTTTTCACCTGTGCTTTTGCTCAACGAGTAAACGTTGGTAGCATTATGTCGAATCAATGAGTTGATCAACTGTTGACCACCAGTGAAAATGGCGCCGTCAGCCACCACAGGATCAGACTCTGTCTCCTTCACTGCATACAACAGCCATTTTATCGCGGAGGTTTTTCTGAACTGTGGTAAGATGTAGACAACATCAACATGCCTGTAATTCTTTCCGGAGATTGTGATTGGTGACAATTTTATACCGCCAACAACGTCATCACCTTTTTTCAAGAAATACCAGTTCAAGTTCTTGTGCAATGTGACACCTACGTTGACTTCAGCGATCTGATGACTGTTAGCAGTCATCACTTTGATTAGGTAGTCGTAGTCATCTGGCTCTGGAAAGTCACAGAAATTGTAGGCATCGGTGACTATCTCCTGAAACTTCACCGGTTATCCTATGATGAAAGATAGTGGGGCAGAGCCGTCAGTGTACTTGCGGAGTTCGTCGACCATGTCGTCCATGATCTTCTGGCCCTCTGCTTTCATTGCAGTACCATTGAGAGTAACACCACCTTGAGGACCAGCAATGTTGCCATGCTTCTCTCTTGCTTCACCAACCATATGCTTAGCCATGCCGTAAGCGTGGTCCTGTATCCACGGGAAGATCATGTCATCTGCTAGCAGGATCTGATCACTCTTACGGATGTCGGCCCAGAGTGCCACTTGTTCGCCGCTCACAGGGATCTTCCTGACGATGCTCAACACTCTGGTGGCAGGGTTGAAGGAAAAGTTGATGTGACCACCAAACATCTTCATCGTCTGCTTTTGGTAGTTGGCGAAAATCTCGTAGCTGAGTAAGCCACCAACACGACCACCAACGAGCATGTAGGTGTTCAAGTAGCCTGCAGAGAATGGCTCGAAGTGCGTAGCGGTGTTACCAGTAGTTGACCCGATGCCACGGCGGAATATTTGACGGACATTCTTTACCTCGTCAGGCAGGACGTAGTCAGTCGTATTCTCAACCAGGTCCAGGAACACGTAACTTTCTTCGGTAGAGTTTTGTGCAAGCTGGCGATAGCGAACGATAGACTGGTCAATAGCAAGGTCAATGTGCTCTTTATCAAGCTCAACATCAACCATTTGGTCAGCCATTCTGAGCTTGATGTATCTGGTGATTTGGTTACGTTTTTCTACTACTGCAGGGAGTGTGGTCATAGGTTACTCAGTTGTCTGTTTGGTAAAGTCTACTAACATCGACGCTGTCTCATTTGTTTGTAGATATGTGAGCTCAATGTTGACTCGGATTCCGTGCTCAAATTCTGACACTTCGATGCGGTCAGCTGATATCCGAGGATCTGCATTGATGATGGTTGTCAAGTCGTCAACAATCTCTTGTTGGAGCGCGCCAGTTAACGGCTCGAACAACATCCCCCATATTGCTGATCCGAAGTTCGGGTTCATTAACCGCTCACCCTTCTTGGTAGTAAGGTGGTTGAGCAAGTCTTGTCTGGCCAGTTCAAAGTCTGTCAGACGAAATTTGCTTTTGTTTGCTGTAGAGCTAAAACCTTTGTATATTGCCATACTGTATTTATCGGTTGTCAGAATGTTCAGCCAAAAGAAAAGCACCTTCAGGTGCTTTGTGTTATTTGACTGTCCATCTAGGGCGCTGTGGCATCCGCACTTTTATTCGCTCTCGGTTAATTCTGACTGCATTGTCTGACACAGCCCACCCGTTGATTGAGATCTTGCTGTTGCGCAACTCGTCGCTCGGGAAAATTTTTGTGACATTGAACCCTCGGGCCACGCACTCACGGTAGAGTTCATCGTACCGTTGTTCGAGCCACCCGAGCTTGTTGACGAAGAACTTGACATGTCCGGGGCCAAGCACGTAGTCTGCAGGCATGTCCTTATAGTTGGTTTTGAGCTTACCGCTAAGGACGCAGTTTGGAATGCGAGTGAGTTCTCGAAACTCTGCAAGCAGGTGTTGGTCGCAAAGTTCTGAAACCGGGACGACGTTTATGCGGGTCACTTCGTTTCGGCCGTCCAGATCATTGTGCACCTTCCTTGATTTTGGTGACATGCTTGCAATCACCCCGACGGTACTGGGCCGCCGAACACGAACAAGACCAGTCGTTGCCATCTTGTGTGACAGTGTAGCTCGCGCCTTTGCTGCCCGCAACAGTCCATTGCTTTGCAGTTGACACAACCTTTTCGCGGTCTGCCAACTTGGCTAGGACTTTGAACGAACGTCGCCGTGCATCGAATCCGCGCTTGCCTTCGAACCACTGTTCCTTACCCGTCAGCGCATTGACGTATCCAAACATGGTCGTCTTGCTGTCGTCTGTGTAGTAGATGTGGTTTGGTACAGTGCCTTCCCACTTAGTGGTTTCTTGCAGTTTGAGCATTTTATTTCCGGTACAGGAGAACCGACGTTGCATCACAGCGCCGCGTCATCGATGGAACAGGCATAGTGCCACCGTAGAAGGGCGTAAGCTTATTGGACCTACGCGGCCCGCGATAGAAAGCCTTGAGCTTGTTCTCACGCATGAAGCGCTGGAACTCAGTTTCATCGGCTACGAAATCGGCCATCGGAATGTTGCCACATACTGCGCGGTTTTGCGTAGTTGTTTTCGGGTATTTTTCTTTGAGTTCTTGCATAGTAAACATGTCGGGCTCCTTAGGCAACAGCGCCGTTGATGACAGCTTGGCGGACGTACTCGGCGCTGACCTTGTACGACTTGCCGCTAGCAGATTCGATGATGAACGGGTACTTCTTGGCTTGCGTCTTGTAGCCAGTGACCTTGAACACGCCCAGTGAGTTGCTGCGGTACTTCTTGGTCACGTCAAAGCCATGTCCAACAACCCAGGCGTTCTTGACCAGCGCAACAGCCTCAGGCTTGGCTTTAACGGCAGGGTTAGTACCGGCTGCACCACGTTCGGTGCCCGTCAGCTTGCAGCGCATGCCTTCAGCGTTATACAGGATACGACCAACTTGGAAGTCAACGCCGTGCTTGGCAGCAACAGCAGCGAGAGCAGCGTCAATGTCTTTGCGGAGTTGAGCAACCTTAGTGGCGTTCAGCATTTGACTTCTCCTGTTTGCGTTTCAATGTGTGTATTATACGCTTTTTTACCCAAAAGTCAACCGAAATTTTCCGGCTAATAGAATCAATGACTTACAACACTTTCAATAGCACGGTATTGGCGTTAATTCTGCCAGAAAGCTTGGTTTCAGTGGCTCGAATGTCAGTCAAGAACGTCCGCAACGCAACCTTTGACGCTTTGATGAACTCCTTCAACTTCTCATCGGGGCGTCGGATCGTCTTGCTTACGCTCTTTGCAGTGTCAAAGCCTACGATGGACGAACCTTTGACGCCCAATGTGCCGACGTGGGAGTCTGCGTGGTACACCCCGAGCTTCCTAGTCTTCACATCATAAACCCACAGTGTCGTAGCACCGATGATCGAAACTGGTGGCACGCTCACAAGTCGCAGTGGCTTGTCCTCCACACAGTATTTCATCCGGGACACTTGCTTGTCCTTGCTAACGACCTTCACCTTGCGGACAGCCTTAGTGGCTTTCTTCACTTGAGCGTATGCAGTCAGGTCATCAAGGATGGTGGTCAGGTACGCTTGCATCCTTTTGAAGTCTGCCTTCGAATAATTGCTGTACCCTTCGACAATCTGCGAGTCTTTGCTCTTCTCTGCGGCCTTCAATTCTTCTTGTTTTGCGGTGATTACAGCC